CCGCGCAAGTTGGTACTTCTGATTTGCGCATTCTGACCCCTGATGTGGATTGATAGAAATGCCTTACGGGATTTCACAAAACCAACCTGATTGTTCGCGTTGGGCTGCGGTTGTGCAGCGTGAAGATGGTTCATTTGAAACGCTTGCTTGTTATGACACGAAGCAGGATGCGATTGACCGCATGGTTGCGCAATCGTTGGCGGAAGGTTTAGAACCGATTGGTGAAGTTGGTGCGCGTCAAATGGAAATGGAAGAACCGTCTGATGACATGGAAGAACCGTCTGATGATGTGGATGAAATGATTGAAGGTTTGGCGGAACAGGATGAATACAACATCAACCCGCGTCAAGCAGCGATGTATGACATCTACGAAAAGATTGCTGACGAATTCGGTGCATGGGATAAAGGTGTTGGTGGGAACGGTGCGCACTATGTAGATGAATCACCGTTTGCCGAACAGGGAATGATTTGTGCGAACTGTGTTTTCTATGAAGGTGGCGGCGGATGCGAAATTGTTTCTGGCGATATCGCGCCGAATGGCATCTGCAAGTTGTGGATTATTGCGGAAGAAAAGATGTCTGGCGATAGTGAACCAGAAGAAGAAGCAGCAAGTGTTGAGCAGCGGCAAATCAGTTTGGTTGCACCTGATTTCATGGCGGCTTCGGCGCGCCGCGGTTTGCGTTTGCATGAAGAAGGTTTTTCTGGTGATGGTCTTGTGCCTGCGACGGTTGCGGATGCGCGTCGCATGGCTAATGGTGAAGCGTTGTCGGAAGCGAAGTGGCGGAAAATCCCTGCATGGATTGCGCGTCATATCGTGGATTTGGATGCAGTTCAAGGTGATGAAATCACCGCTGGTTTGGTTGCAATGTTGTTGTGGGGTGGCGGTTCTTCCAAGACTTCTGCACGCAGGGCGCAGGCTTATGCACAGCGGATTGTGGACACATTGAACGAAGAAGAAGATAGAAATGTCAAACGCAAAGATGTAATCTGTTCACCATCTATGGCTGAACTACGCAACGCGATTGCTGACCCCACCGAAGTTCGTTGGTGTGTGAAGCAGGCTGACGAAAAGCGTTTTGTTGCTTTCACAAATTTGGAAGCACGACAAGATGGTGAAGGCAACAAGTTGATTGGATACGCATCAGTATTTGATAGCCCGTCAGAACCGATGCCGTTTGTGGAATATGTTCGCAGGGGCGCATTCGCAAAGACGCTGAACGATGGCGCAGATGTGCGTTTGCTGATTGACCATGAAGGCGTGCCACTTGCGCGCACCAAGTCTGGAACTTTGATGTTGGAAGAAGATGACAGGGGCTTGCGCGTAGAAGCATCCCTTGACCCCGCTAACCCTGATGCGGCGCGCGTCATTTCGGCTATGAAGCGTGGCGATATTTCGCAGATGTCGTTCGCATTCCGCACCATCAAAGATAGTTGGAACACAGACCGTTCAGTTCGCGAATTGAAGGAAGTGCAACTTTACGATGTGTCAGTTGTGACCTTCCCCGCGTACGAAGAAACGGTTGCCGAAATTCGTAGTGGACAGAATACGCAAGAAGTCGCTACTATCGTGGGCAACGCACCTGTGCGTTTGCGTTCTGCGCAAATCGCATTGGCGCGCAGGCACAGCCGCGATTGAGCCGCGCTACATCTAGCGCACTTTGCTATCGCACTTGGCGACAACATCCCAACTATTCCCCCAAAGGAAAAACCATGAAAGACAAACTGATTGAAAAGCGTGATGCAGTTCTTGCTCGCGCCGAAGCAATTGTTGCTGCTGCCAAGACGGAAGCACGCGACCTGACCGCCGATGAGGATTCCGAAATCGCCAAGTCACTTGACGAAGTTCGTGATTTGGATTCGCAGATTGAGCGTCACGCTGAACTTGAAAAGCGTGCGAAGGAAGCCGCAGACCTGCGCGCCAAGAACCAAATCGCAGAAGTCACCAGCAAGGTGACCAGCGAGGCACGCACCTACCGTTCCAACGGTCAGCATTCGTTTATTTCGGATGCCTACGCCGCACAGTTCAACGGTGACTTCGCAGCCCGCGAGCGTCTCGCCCGCCACATGAACGAAGAAAGAATTGAACGCCGCGATGTGACCAGCGCAAACTTTGCTGGTCTTGTTGTGCCACAGTTCTTGACTGACCTTGCTGCACCGTTCGCGCGCGCTGGTCGCCCATTCATGGATGCTTCCCGCAAGCACCAACTGCCAGATGCAGGTTTGACCCTGAGCATCAGCAAGGTGACCACGGGTTCAGCAACCGCTGTTCAGACCGAAGGTTCGGCTGTGCAGGAAACCAACATGGATGACACCAAACTTGATGTTTCGGTTGTCACCGTTGCTGGTCAGCAGAATGTTTCGCGCCAAGCCTTAGAGCGTGGCACGGGCATTGACAGCCTTGTGATGGCTGACCTTGTTTCGGCATACCACACCAACCTTGACAGCCTGAATGTGACCACTTCGGCAACATCGCTGACGAACACCATCACGCAGGTTGTCACCTACACCGATGCTTCGCCAACGGTGGCTGAACTGTATCCGAAACTTTTGGATGCCATTCAGCGTGTGCAGACCAACTACTTCCAGACCCCGAACTTCATCCTGATGCACCCACGCCGCCTTGCATTCATCTTGGCTGCGGTGGACACCACGAACCGCCCATTGGCTGTTCCAACGCCATACGGGTTCAACCCGATTGCAACAGGAAACGGTGCAGCGCAGTACGCACAAAGCGGCTACGCGATTGCTGGCATCCCCATCATCAGCGATGCGAATGTCATCACCACCAACGGTGCGGGCGCGAACGAAGATGTCATCATCGTCGGTCACACTTCCGAAAGCCACCTGTGGGAACAGGGCGATGGTTCACCAATGATGCTTCGCTTTGAGGATGTCAAGTCGGCAGAACTTGAAGTGAAGATGGTTGTGTACGGTTACAGCGCGTACACCGCCAACCGTTACCCGAACGCATTTGCGCTTGTCGGTGGAACGGGATTGGTAACCCCAACCTTCTAATTGGGTTCCTAATTTCTGCGGGGGCGGCTAATAACCGCCCCCGCTAGAAGTAGGATGTTGCGTTATGAAACAGAACAAATGGATTGCGGGCTTGCTCGCTGAACGCGAAGCGTATGTGCGCCGCGGCTTGCGCGACAAGGTAAGCATGGTTGATGATGCACTTGCTGCGTTGGGTTATCGCGCAGATGATGTTGTTGTTGAAACCGCTTCGGTTGATGTAGATGTTGAGCAAGCGAAAGTGGTTCGTGGGCGTAAGCGAAAGAAGGCTTAGCGATGCCGATTGCGAATGGTTATTGCACGCTGAATGAAGTGAAAGCCGCGCTTCGCATTACCGATAATACGGATGACACGCTTCTAGAAAAATCTATTGAAGGTGCGTCGCGCCGCATTGATGGCTATTGCGGGCGCAGGTTCTATCAGCAGACAGCAACCATTCCCCTGTATGCGGTGGATAGTTACACATTGCCAACGCAGGATGATTTGGTTTCTGTCACCACATTGAAAACCGATGATGATGGCGATGGCACTTTTGAAAACACTTGGACAACAGGTGTGGACTACCAACTTGAACCGTTGGACAGAGCGATTACAGGTCAGCCAATACGCACGGTGACAGCGATTGGTGGCAAAACTTTCCCATTGTTTTCCGTACCAGCGTTGCCTTCCGCGCAGATTGTTGGTGTGTGGGGTTGGTCTGCAATCCCGAACGATGTGCGTGAAGCGTGTGTGCTTCTGGCGATGCGCGGATTTGCGCGTTACAACGCAGCACTTGGCGTTGTCGGTTTCGCTGACATGGCTATCCAAGTGCGTGCGATTGACCCCGATGTTCGCGACTTCCTGAACCCATACCGCAAATTTGGGATTGCCTGATGGCGGCAACACCTTCACAAGTTGTCACAGGTTTGAAGAACCGTTTGGCAACCATCACGGGATTGCGAACTTTTAGTTATCAGCCTTCTTCGTTGAATCCGCCTGTTGGGTTTCCTGTCATCAACCGCATTGAATATCACGGTGCTATGGGTGGGGGATTGGTGATTTACGATTGCACCGTGTATGTGATTGTTGGTCGCTACACCGATGACAGGGCTTTTGATATCGCTGATGATTACCTTGCTTTTTCTGGCGCGAAGTCAATTCGTGCAGCGATTGAAGGCGATGAAACTTTGGGTGGAACAACGCAATCTTTGACGGTGGCTAGTGCCGCAAATATTTCTGCGGTCAATGTGGCTGACCAAGATTTTCTTCAAGTCGCTTTACAAGTGACGGTGAATGGGTAAGATGGTGGGCATGGCACAGTTCAAAGTTGTTTCCGCGCGTCTTGTTGGTCACCCACAGGGTTCACTTGTGAGCGAAGCAGAACTTGATGGTGCTAACATTGCCGTGTTGATTGAAGCAGGTCATATTGCTGAAATCGGCAGCAAGCCTTCTAAGAAAGAACAAGCGAAAGAACAGGACTAACTATGGCAATCATTGCTTTCAAAAATGTTGAATTCAGCGTTGGTGGGGTTTATCTCAGCGACAAAATGAACGCGGCAACTTTGACCTATGAGATTGAACAGCAAGATGCAACCGTGATGGGCGGCAACCGTTCGTTTGTGGGCGGCATTCAGAACAACACACTTGAAGTGACGCTGTATCAGGATTTTGCAGCAGCCGAAGTAGAAGCAACAATCTTCCCGCTTGTTGGTACGCAAACCACCGTGACGGTTCGCCCCGATAGCACGGTTGCAACCAGCGCAACGAACCCGCTCTATACCTTGACGAACTGCTTCCTTTCTTCGCACACGCCGATTGCGGCAAGCGATGTTGGCGCAACTTCGCCAATCACGCTGACCTTCACGGGTGGCACTTTGACGAAGGCGACTTCTGTCTAATTTTTACAACTGAATAGAAGGGATATCAATGCAAATTGATTTGCGGGTTTCGTTTATCAATGGTCAGACCGCTGATGTTGATGCGGTGTTTGCTGATTTCATTGCGTTTGAAAAGGAACGCAGGCGCAGCGTTGTTCGTCTTGATGCCGATATGCAACTAACTGATTTGGCTTGGTTGGCTTGGCACGCGGAAAAGCGCATGGGTAGAACAACTTTGAAGTTTGAACCTGATTGGGTTTCTACTGTGAAAAGTGTGGAAGTTCGCGCGAATGATGACGGTGCTGCCCCTTTGGACAGAAAGTAAGCGATAGGAATTCTGCGCATTGGCAGATTGCTGCGCTTGCTTGCGAAACAGGAATTGCACCACAGCATTTGATTGATGCTGGCGATTTGATGATTGATGCGATGTTTGACTATTTGAAGCATCGTGCAGAAAAGCAAAGACAACGAAGGTAGTACGATTGGCGCACTATGGATGATGTGCGTGTTGATGTTACGGGCGTGAAGGAAACGCTTGCGCAATTACGCAAGTATGACAAGGAACTTTATAAGCAGGTAGCGGAACAGTTGAAGGGGATTGCTCAGCCTTTGGCTGCGGAAGTTGGGCGTTCATTCCCTATGGTTTCACCGTTGCAACGCTGGCATATTGAGGGTGACCGTCGCGGCAAGTCGCGTATGCCACCTTACAATCCTTCTAAGGCGGCGCGTGGCGTGAAGCCAATCGTCTATTCAGGCAATCGTTTCGTTGGCAAGAATGTGGGCATTCTGCGTTTGCAACAAATGGATGCTGGCGGTCAGGTGTTTGATGGTGCTGGTTCTATATCGCCGCGTGCGGGGATGGTGCAGAACTTGGATAAGCATCGTGCTACGAAGTCTGATGGCGGCGGTTTCCGTTCGCGTGTTATGTACGGTGCTACGAAGCGTGGCTTGCCGCAGATTGAAGAAGCAATCAATAAAGCGATAGAAGATTTGAATACGCTGGTTGTGGCACGGATTGTGAGCGGGTACTGATATGGCATTAGGCATCAACATCGTTTCTGCGTTTGATGGGCGCGGTCTTGAAAAGGCTGTCAAAGAATTCAACAAACTAGAAACGACAGGACAGCGGGCGCAGTTCGCTATTCAGAAAGCGGCTTTGCCTGCGGCTGCTGCATTGGCTGGTTTGGGTTTCGCTGCTGTCAAAGCGACGCAGGCGGCGATGCAAGAAACACAGGAAATGACGGTGCTTGCATCCACCTTGCGACAGGTGACAGGTGCATCGCAGGCAACGATTGATGCGAACGAAGATTTCTTGTCGTCAATGCAACGCGCAACGATTTACAGCGATAGCGATTTGCGACCAGCGTTGGCTTCGCTGGTTCAGGGTTCTGGTGATTTGGCGCGTTCGCAACAGGATTTGCAACTTGCTATGGATATTGCTACGGCTACGGGTATCCCGCTGGTTCAGGTGGCTGATTCGTTGAGCAAGGCTTACAACGGAAACTTCAAATCATTGAAGGCGTTGTCGCCTGCGCTCAATGACAACATCAAAGAAGGTCAATCGCTTGATGCAATCTTTCAAGAATTGAGCAACACTTTCAGCGGTTCTACTGCGGCGGCTACGGATACCGCAGCAGGAAAGATGAAGCAACTACAAAATCAGGTCGCTGATTTGCAGGAAAGCATTGGAATGACTTTGCTTCCTATTGTGGAAAAGATTGTTCCAATCTTTGCGTCGTTGGCTTCGGCTATAAGCAACAATCAAACAACCTTCCTTGTGATTGTTGGTGCGATTGCCGCATTCAGCGCAGCGATAATTGCGGCTTCTGCTGTCATCAAAGTTCACACCACTTATCAAAAGTTGATGGGGATTGAAGTTGTAAAGAACAGCGCAATCTTCAAAGGTGCTACTACGGCTGCTGTCGGTTTTGGTGGTGCGCTTGGAACGCTGATGGTGGCACAGGCACTTGCGCCGCTTATCAATAATCTGACGGGTGCAACGGGTCGCGCTGATGAAGCGTTCAAGAAAACCGCTGCATCGGTGGATGCTTTTGCAAAGAATGCTGGTAGCGCAGAACAAGTATTGCGTGACTTCATCAATACGGCACAAAAGGATTTGCAGAAGTTTGACCCGATTGGAACGATTGGTGATGTTGCAACCTTTGAGAACTTCGGGCGCGAATTCAAGTTGCTTGCCGATGGTGTGAAACTTGATATTGAAGCAATGGATGAAACCTTCAAACGGTTCGCCAGCGAAAGCCCCGAAGTGGCAGGGCAAATTGTCAATGCGATGAAAGCACAGTTGGCTGTGACAGACCCAACCAGCCGCGCCTACAAAGATTTACAGGCTGCGATTGCACGCTATGAAGGTCAGGTGCGTACCGCTACCGCAGCACAAAACGCCTTGAATGGTGTTATCGCAAACACACCGCGCGTCATCCCATTGACGGGCGCATTGGCAAGATTGGAAGCACAGACGCAACGCGAATTCATTGCCCGCCAAACTTCATCCAACGCTTTGCAGGAATGGAATGACAAAGCAAAAGAAACATACAGCGGTGCGCAGAAAGCAGCCGCAGCAACACAGACAGCGAAAGAAAAGTTGGAAGAATTCACGGGTGCATTGCGCACGAACTACGATGCGCAACGCTCGCTGAGCAGCGCAGAACGCAACAGGGTTTCGGCAAACAATGCTTTGAAAGCCGCCATTGACAGCACCGCCAAAGCGCAAACCTATTTCAACAATGTTTCCAAAGGATTCCCACGCGACAGCAAGGAAGCGATTGATGCAACGGAACGCTACGCAGATGCGAATCGTCGCCTGCGTGATTCCAATATCCGTCTGCGTGAAGCCACCGAAAACCAGACCAACGCAGAAAAAGAACTTATCCGTCTGCGCCAAATCACAGCGAACGCAGAAGATGTTGCCGATGCCGAACGCAATTTGGAACGGTCAAAGTATCGCGTTGAGGAAGCAAACTTTGCGGTCACCGATGCGGAAGCAAAGTTGGCAGAACTACGCGCTGACCCGAAAGCATCAGCCATTGATATTCGTCGCGCCGAAATTGATTTGGCGGAAGCAAAGTTGGCTGTCAAGGACAGCGTTCGTGCGGTCAAGGAAGCAGAACAGGAACTGAACAATCAGGTCAATCGCAAGGCAACTGCGGAAGAAATCGCTGAGGCTGAACGCGATTTGCAGAAAGCCAAGATGCAAGTTGTTGATGCTACGGAAGAAGTTGAGAATGCAACCGCCAATGAAATCAAGGCACAGGAAGTTCTGAACGAAATATTGCATGGGGCGAAGGAAGGAACCGATGCTTATCGCGAAGCATTGGATGAATTGACGCGGGCTAAGGAAACAGAAGAAGGTGCGCGGCTTGCTGTGGCGGAAGCGATTTTGGCGGAAGCAACAGCGACACTTTCGTTGGCTAAGGCAGTTGATGAATTGAATGCGGTGCAAGCGAAAACCCCTGCGGGGATGGTGCGTCGCGGTCAAGAACGATTGGCTGGTGTCAGCACAAGCAATCCTGCGCTTGGCATTTTGAATAGTGGTGGCGGTCAGGGCAACACCACGAACTTCAACATGACGGTGAACGCTGGCATGGGTACTGATGCTGACCAAGTAGCACGCGAAATCATTGATGTGCTGAAATCATATGAGCGCGCGAACGGTGTCATCCCGCTGATTACGGAATATCAGGTTGCTGTTTAGTCATGGCAACCGTTACAGCGTGGGGTGAAACGCTCACCGTTTTGATGGAAATCGGTTTCCCTGTAAATGTTTTTACTTTGGACAGCGCAACCGATGGTGTGTTGAATGATGACTTTTTGGATGGAACTTTGTTGGGTGACGATGTTGCACCGTATGTTCAGAACATTCGTATCACCCGCGGCAGGCAAGACCAACTAGCAAACTTTTCTGCTGGTTCATGTTCCATCACGCTGTTGAATAACGATAGAAGGTTTGACCCGACAAACGAAAGTTCCCCATATTGGGATGCGTTGCTAGGTCAATCTGGTGTCACGCCACGCCGCAAGGTGACGGTCATCTTGGGAACCGAAACCGTGTTTGTGGGTCGCATCACCGATATTGATTTGTCTTACAACACAGGCAAATCAACTGACATTTCTACGGTAACCATCAACGCTGCGGATGATTTCGTGCTGCTCGCAAATACTTCCACATCACAAAACCAAACACCGACACAGGAACTTTCTGGTGCGCGTTTGAACTATCTGCTTGACCTGCCAGAAATCGCCTATACGGGAACAAGGGATATTGATTCTGGTACAGCAACATTGGGCGCATATCAGATTGATGCAAACACCAACGCTTTGCAATATGCGCAAGCGATAGCCGAAAGCGAGCAGGGATATTTCTTTGTTTCCCGCGACGGGAAACTTACCTTCACAGACCGCGTGACCAAAGCATTCGCATCCGCAGTTGCCGCATTTTCAGATGACGAAGGAACAGATATCAAATATCAAACCCTTTCCATCATGTACGGTCAAGAATTCCTATACAACAAAGTTCTTGCTACCCGTGAAGGTGGCACACCACAGATTGCCAACGATGCAGGAAGTCAAGCCGAATACGGGATTAGTACCCTGAACCTGTCAAACCTGCTGCTTGCCGACGATACCGATGCGCAGGATTTGGCAAACGAACTATTGGATTTGTATGCGCAACCTGCGTACAGGTTTGAAGCGATGTCGCTTCTGGTTTCTGCGTTTGATTCTGGAACACGGATATCGTGCAATGAATTAGAACTTGGGGATACGGTTACGGTTGAAAGGAACTATCAGACAGGTTCCCCTGCTCAGGTGGTCAAGTACCAGACGATTGAACGGTTGAATAGGGTCATCACCCCGAATGTTCACAGGCTGGAAATCGCCATGTCGGATGCCTATATCATCTATCCGTTCACGCTGAATGACATCCAATTTGGCATTCTAGACGCTGATAATGCAATCACTTAGTTGCTATGATTGGCACGCATTCATTCAGGAAGTAGGTAACAGGTGGCGATAACAGGAACAAAACTGTTTGCTAGTGGCGAAGTGCTGACTGCTGCCAATGTCAATCAATACCTGATGCGTGGCGTGAAGGTGTTCACGGATGCAACTGCGCGAACGAACGCATACGGTGGTGTTGGGGAACCGACATTGGAAGAAGGCGAATGCAGTTACTTGTTGGATGTGAACGAATTTTCTATTTGGGATGGTGCAGCATGGTCGCCTGTTAGCGGCGGTGCTGATGTTCTTCAAGTTCAAGTGTTCAGTTAGAAAGGCAATTGCAAATGGCAACATTTACCAAAAAGAAACTGTCAGGTTCTACTGATGGCATGGCTATCAAAGTGACAGGTACAAGCACAGCGGCAACTGTTACGGTGCATACTGCTGTTGCTGGTACTACTGTCGGAACCTTTGACGAAATCTGGCTGTATGCAAACAACACTTCCGCTTCATCTGTGAAACTGACAATTGAATGGGGTACTGCTACTGCTGCTGATGGAAACATTGAATTGACCGTGTTGCCCGAAGCAGGTTTGGTGACGGTAATCCCTGGACTTATCTTGCAGAACGCGAAAGTTGTGAAGGCTTTTGCTGGTACTGCTGATGTGATTTTGTTGTCGGGTTTCGTGAACGCTATTGAGGCGTAAGTATGGCAACGGCTCGCCGCCAACTTGGTTATGTGTCGTCGCAGTCGTCGCAGGTTGTGCCGACGATGGCTTTCCTGAATGTTGAATATTTGCTTGTCGGCGGCGGTGGTGGTGGTGGCAGATATGTGGCAACAGGTTCGGCTGGCGGCGGTGGTGCTGGCGGTTTTGTGACAGGCTCAGGCATTATCGGAAAGACGACTTACACGGTGAAGGTTGGTGCTAGTGGGGCAGGGGCAACATCGGACAGAAATTATGGGCGCAACGGTACTGCATCATCTTTCATAAGTTCAGCCAATGGCGGCGGTGGCGGTGGTGGTGGTCATACAGCAGGAATAGTGGCTGGCAACGGTGGTTCTGGCGGTGGCGGCGGAAGTGGTGATGGCGCAGCAGGTGTTTCTGGTGAAGGCAACAACGGCGGCAACGGTGACGGTGGTGGTGCCACGGCTGGCGGTGGCGGTGGTGGTGTTGGTGGTGTTGGCGGTAATGGTTCGTCTAATACGGGCGGTTCAGGCGGCGTAGCATCTACAAACAACTACACAGGCTCAACTATTTCTTATTCTGGCGGCGGCGGCGGTGGCGGAAACACCACAGGCGGCACAGCAGGCACCAACGCGGGCAACGGTGGCGGTAACGCGGCAGGCTCAAACGCAACTGCCAATCGTGGCGGCGGTGGCGGCGGCGGCGGCGATGGTGAAAACGGCGGCAACGGCGGTTCTGGTCGCGTCGTAGTGCGTTGGCTTACCGCAGAAGCCGCAGGTGCAGGACTTTCAATTTCAACGACAGGCACGACAACGAATGGAACTGACGGTTCTTACACTTGGTATGCGTGGGATTCAACAGGAACTTTGGTGGTGGCGTAATGGCTCATTTCGCAAAAGTGGAAAACGGTGTCGTTTGTGAAGTCATTGTTGTGGGTAATGATGACGCGCCGACAGAAGCCGCAGGCAAAGCGTTCATCGCAAGTATCGGTCTTGCTGGTGAATGGGTGCAGACTTCGTACAATGCGAATCCGATTGAAGGTCAAGACCGCGGAAAGTATGCAGGCATTGGTGATGTGTGGGATGGTTCTAAGTTTGTTGCGCCGACAAGTG